AGATACATCTAAAGTCATTCCCAGATCATGAGTAATATTATCTGTCTGCCAAGAATTCCAAATAATGTCAGTTAATCCAGATCTTGATCCATCTGCATTATTAGTTATTTCTGCTCTTAAGGATTCTGCAACACCTAAGAATGAACCTTCCATTTCAACATCTCTAAGTTCCAACCTATTAACATCAATCCACACATCAGCAGTTGGATCAAGTATAATAGATCCTTCCCAATTCATTACCAAATATGGAGTTACATTTTCAACTCTTGTTGCATATGGTTGTTCCAACCATAATTTATCATCATAATCTAAACTAACAACCTGACCAGTTCTTTTAATACTAGTTCCAGTAATATTTTCTAAAAAATTATGATCTTGATTTGCACTTGTTGTAGTTCCCAATCCAGCAATTGCATCCGATCCCAATTCCAAATTAAGGGATGTTGTATAATGAGATGGTCTCAATTGACCCCGTTGGAGATCTACACTATTTTTAACACCAACACTAACATCTTGAGTACCAACTGATGAAAAATTATCAATTAAATATCCAGACTTAAATCTATTTTGTCCAAGGGAATCTGCAATAAAAAGATCTGCAGTATTGCTCTCAAGTAAAGACAATGTAGTATAATACTCAAGATGATTAATTCTCTTCTCAAGTCTAGAAATATCACTCATTTGATATCTCTTATGTTGTATATAACTTATTTGTACATCATTAGTATTATAAAGATATGGAGGTATTGCAAGATTGGCAACATTTATTGCATCAGAAACCGCACTGGGAAGTTTTGGATCATCAGATGGATCCCCAAATTTTAATTGAAAAACTCCATCTTTAGTTAAATAAAGTCTATCTAATCTTGGAAGATAATATTCAAAAGTAATAATTTCAGACTCATCAGAAGCAAAAACATGCTGTGAGCTATGATTTCCGTCCGCAAATGATCTACTAGAAAATTCAAAAGGAGAAGTACTTCCCTCTGTTACCACATAATCATTAACTCTTGGTCTAACATCAATAATATCACTATTCCTATAACCAGGTAACCCCCAAAGTTCTGTACGATAATCAAATCCTTCATAAGAATTAATAGTTGTAATATCCCCCGTATCAGAAGATTCATAATATCCTTTAGAGTATACAACTTTCAATTTTCTTAAGGGTACATTTACATCTTGTTTTCTTTGAATATAAGAATAATCATAATAAGTAGACGTTTGTCCATTAGATGGATTAAAATTCTCCGTTACATTAGTACTACCTTCATCTAAAGTAATAGCAATTCCATTAACTCCAGACTCTAAAAATTCAAGAACTTCACCAACTTCAACAGAAAAACTATTCAAATAAGTAAAAGATACTTTACTACTACTTAATTGCTTGGCATATATTCCCCTTGCACCACTTACAGCTCCTACAAATTCTTCTCCAATAATTAAATCATCAGTTTTTGCTGTAGGTCCATCTAAAGATTGAATAATTACATTTGGGAGAACAGGATCAGATGAATTACTGGATTCAAATATTCCATAAATCCTAATTACATCTGGTACATTAAGACAAATCCTTTCATCCTGAACTCTAGTTCCATACGGATAATTTCCATAAGTGAGTCCATCATTTCTAGTGGTTCCGCCAATACCAGATCCTACTAATAAAGATTTATCAAAAACACTAATCTCTATAACACTCTTTTTCTTTGATTTTGCCGTTAAAGAAGTTTTACTTACAGTTGCAATTAATCGAGATCCAGTATCATTATCCCCCAATCCATTAATTGTCAATTCAGTAAGTCCCGCATTAAATTGGAATTTATCTTCATTCAATGTTTCTGTAGTTCCATCAGACCGTACTAAAACATATCTCTCCTCATCAAAAGGTAAAAATACCAAATTAGTTCCAGATGTTATGGAATTTGTAGAATTACTAGTGATACTTATTCCATCATACTCTTTTCTAAGAGTTACAGAAGAACCTGTTAAATCTACAGATTTAACATTTCTCTTTGGAAGAGGTGCAAAAAGACTTTGACCATTCTTTGAGTTCTTAAATTGTGCGCGTAATACCGAAAGATCATTTACTGAAGTTCCACTAGCACCAATACCAATGCCACCATCAGCAACTCCTGTTACAGTTGTTACTCCACTGATTATAAGCGAATTTGTATTTACAACATCAACTTTAGCATAAGATTTTTCACTAAAATTAGGACGAGTATATTGTATAATATTTCCACTAGTTACAATACCAGGGAAAGCTGTCAGTGGACTAGTGACTGTTGCAATTCCTACAGAAAATGGTGTAATATCTGCATTACCATTTCCTACTTTAGTTGCTACTTTTTGAAGAGTATCAGCAGAGAAAGTACTTGCTGATCCAACAGTAGCATATAATGATTTTACCTCAGATATTCCATGATTCGTCCATCCAATACTAACTCTAGACTCAGTTGTATTATCAAAAACCAGTCTTTCACCATTAATGAAATTTCCAGAAACTTGATAAACAGTTAAAGCAGTCCCAGCAGTTACTGCATTTTTTAAAAACGCAGTTGCACCACTCGAATCTCCTTTAATATAAGTTGGAATAGTAAGAGTAACATCTGTATTAACTTGTAAATCACCATATGTTTGCACATCAAATAAGGAAATATCCCATCTATTTAAATTAAGATTTTCTAACTCATAAGATCCAGACTCTAATGCATAATCATATAGTCTAGCAACACCAATTTCCTTTCCTGCTGGCACATAACTATTAATACCAACCCTTGCATCTCTTAAACTAATAGTAGCAGAAGTATTAATACCAATCGCCGGAGCTCCAGAAGCTCTATTAAGTTCTAATGTAGATCCAAAAGTGAAATTAAGTCCTTGGTTTGAAAGTTCATTTGTTGTTCTTGTTTTGGGAGAATTTACAAGAACAGGTCCTATAATCTCGCATTCATATCCCTGTACATATGCTTTTCCTGGACCAATCTTATAAACCATCAAATCCTCAGATGGTTTTTGTCCTGTAGAAGTTAATTGATTCCTTTTATAAATTCCACCATTTCCCTTTCCATCATTTAAACTCTCCTTACAATAAACGTCAAATGCTTTAATATAATAATTCCCAGATTCATCAAAAGTTCTTCTAGCGAATTCATCTGCAAGAATATTATAATCAGTATAAGTGTTTATTTTTCTAAGTATACCATCCCTTACACTTGCTAATTCAACAAAATTTGGATATTCATATTCATCAATGGGTTTTTTTGATAATCTTGCTCCAATCTTTAACCTATCAGCGCCTGGTGCAGCATAATTATTAAATCCATTAGCATTATCATTAAGATAGGGATCTATATCCGCAGTTATAACGTTTTCAATAACATCCAATCCTATCCTATAGCTAGGAGTATTGCTGTATTGATCAAGAATTAAAATTTCATCATGAACTTCAACCAAATATCCACGTAAAAAATAAACTCCATTAGCAAGTGCAAATGCAGATCCTACATCAGCAGCATTAGATGATAATGTACGTGCAAATCCTTCTCCAGCAGTAATAAAACTATTTCCAAAAGTAATATCAGAATCAGTAACTAAATTCTCTGCATCCTGAAATTCTCTTCCCGAATTATTCTTATTAGATTGATAATAATCAATATAAAGAGTAATATTTCCTCTAGAAGATTCTTCTGATGTAATTACCTTTTTAACAATGGCAACTACTCCTGAATTTTCACCTCTAATTTGTAATCCTACTAACTCATCTAAGTATAAAGATACTGGAATTCCAAGGAAATTAGATTCAACTTCAATTGAATAAAAATTTCGAATATATGTTAGATTTCCAGGAATAACCTTAGCACCTTCTTTAAAGAAGTGATTGCCAAACTGTTCGATTTGATTTTGCAGCATTGACTGCAAAGTGGTCAATTCTCTAGCTTGAACCGGATATCCTGGTTTAAATAAAACCTTATAGTAGTCTTTGGCCTTACCACCAATTATTGGTTCATTATAGTCATCAAAATATGGTGAGACGTTGAGATTAGTTTCCTGAGACATAATTCCTTAAAAGTTCACAATTACTTTGATATCTTCTTTTTGGTTTGTCGATCTAGTGATCGAAGGTCTATTATCAACATAAAGCATGTTACCAGAATATTTTTTTGCTTCTGGTGGTGACACGCCTTTAATAAACGACTGGCCCAAATAGTATGTTTTACTATTTATTATAGTACTAATACCAGGATTAGATGCACTACCAAAAGCAGTTTGTATTGCTAATGTTGCGCTACCACCTATAATATTAAAAGAACCATTAGTTCCTATATCTGCAGTAAACCTATGCATCTCAAATCCATAGGTAGGATCTGTATTTTTAGATCCCATTGGAAGAGTATTAAATCCACAATGGAATCTATCTTGCCAATATTTCAATACTCCAGTAACTTGATCATAAGCAATAACCCTACCAAAAGCAGTTGAACCAACACCAACGGTTTGTGTAATTTGAGTATCTGAATCAAAAGTAGCAGAGCTATATCCAACACCTACCAATTTTAAAGCATAAGATGCACTTGCCTTATCAAGTGTTAAAAGAGCATCTGAATCATAACTTTTAGGAGATTCTATAATTCCCACTCTTGCTATTTGATTGCCAGTAATAAAATCTGGATTTTCTGCGTCATTTTCAATTCGAGCATATAAAACTACTCTAAAAGCTCCCAATTCAGTATAGATATTTGCACCATGCCCTCCTGGAGGTGGTATAATAACATCCAAAACCGGAAGAGTTGATCCTGTAGGTACTCCACCAGCAGCAAGATCTACAGTTCCAAAAGTATATCCAGATCCCCCATTTGAAATGTTCACACTT